ATGGCGATCGACCCGGCGGGCTCCAAGAACTGGTTCATGCTGTGGGTGGCGGTGGACGCCGACGGCACGTGGTGGGTGTACCGCGAGTGGCCCGACTACGACGACTGGGCGCTCCCCGGCAGTGGGCCGGAGGGCAAGGCAGGTCCGGCGCAGAAGGGCTCCCGCAAGGGCATCAAGGACTACGTGGAGCTGATCCTCACCTCCGAGGACGGGGAGGAGATCTTCGAGCGGTTCATCGATCCGCGGCTGGGTGCGGCCGAGAAGCAGTCGGCCGAGGGCGCGGTCACCATCATCAGTCAGTTGGACGACGAGGACATGACGGTCATCCCGGCCCCCGGGGTGGACATCGACAACGGACTACAGTTGATCGCCAACAAACTGGCGTACGACGAGGAGAAGGAAATCAGCTCGGTCAACGCCCCGCACCTGTTCATCAGCGAGGAGTGCCAGAACTTCATCTTCGCGATGCAGGAATACACCGCCAAGGGCGGTAAGGACGAGGCAACCAAGGATCCGATTGACGCCCTGCGCTACATTGCCGTATCAAATCCGCGGTTCTACGACGAGAATGACCTCGTCGATACCAAAAACCGTACCGGAGTTTACTGATGAAGGGCATCAAAGGGTCTAAGCCGAAGAATATTTCCCGCCACAGCTGGGTTAAGTCGCTGCGTCTGGCCGCCAAGATGAAGGGCAAGAGGCGCAACCCACTGAGCCCTTGACTTAGGATAGCCTCAACCACAGCATACGTTTGTGAGTTCCTACGACGGGACCAATACGGACGTATCTCCGACAGATACCGGACTCCAGAAAGCCCCCAAGGGCGAGTCCGGTCCGAATTACGCGTCCCTCAAGCGGGATTTCGACCTCTGCACCTCAAACCTGCAGCCTTACGTCGATCAGTGCCGTGAGAACTACGACACTCGGTTTGCGCTCTGGGACGGACAGTCGGCCGATGGGCGCAAGCACGCACGTGAGGGGGCCAAGATCGACCCAACTCCGTGGGATGGGGCGTCCGACCTGCGCGTTTTCCTGACGGACGAGGCCATCAACGCCAAAGTGGCGATGCTGTGCATGGCTTTCCGCAAGGCGCAGCTGGTAGCGGTGCCGGTTGAGGGCAATGACCTCAAGCGGGCGAAGATCGTCAGCAATTTCATGAAGTGGTTGGTGCAGACCCAGATCCCGGAGATCGACCGGGAGGTGGAACTGCTGTGCAACTACCTCTCGGAGAAGGGCGTCGCCGCTACCGGGCAGTTCTGGGAGGTGTCTCGCCAGAAGACCCTGCTCACCCTGCAGATTTCCGACCTCCAGCAGCAGTTTCCGGAGGCGGACCTGACGGTCTTGCTGACTGACCCGGCCATGTCCGGCACGCTCATGTCCCTCTTTGAGGAGATCTACGGCTGCACCAGCAAGAAGGCCCGCAGCATGTTGGTTGATCTGCAGCAGGTCGGCAAAACCACGGTGCCGGTGATCGGCAAGGAGAAGTCCCGGCCTGTGATCCGGGCGTTCAACCTCGACGAGAACCTGTTCATCCCGCACACGGCCACGGATCTGGAATCCGCGCCCGCGATCTACCGGGTGCAGTACTTCTCGGCCGAGCAGCTGCGCTCGTTCGCTGCGACCGAGGACTGGGATCCGGAGTGGGTGGATGCGGCCATCTCCACCTGCCGGGGTAAGTTCATTACCCCTACCACCAACGAGTACGTCCGGGTGCACTCGCGGTCGTTCAACTACATCCAAGAAGAGATGACCGATCTGATCGGCGTAGTGTACGCCTATCAGCGTCTGTCGGATGAGGACGGCTATCCCGGCATCTACCTGACCATCTTCACGCCCCTGATGGGTGATGACGGCGGCGATCACCCGGGTTATGCCAAGCACGGGTTGCTGGGGTATGCCCATGGGCAGTACCCGTTCGTGATTCATCGCCGGGAGTTCCTGTCCCGTCGGTTGCACGACAGCCGCGGCATTCCGGAAGTGGGCAAGCCGTTGCAGGATCAGATCAAGGTGCACAAGGACAGCCGCATTGACGCGGCGTCTCTGGCCATCTTGCCCCCGATGGGCTATCCGGTTGGACGCCCCCCTGCCCGTTGGGGTGCAGGTGCGCGTATTCCGGAGCGGCGGCCCAACGAGTACCACTTCCTCGACCGGCCGATGCCGGACGGCAACACCGAGGCGAGCGAGCAGCAACTGAGGAACGACTTTAACCGTTACCTTGGGTTCGCGTCGCAGACGGGCGATCAGCAGTTCGCCCTGATGAAGAACCAGTTCGAGACCGACAAGTTCATGTCGAGCTGGTCGAAGGCGTACCGACAGGTCTGGTCGCTCTATCAGCAGTACGGGTCGGAGCAGGTCTACTTCCGGGTCGTCGGTCTACGCCAGCAAGAGGCGACGCAGTTCATCAAGGGCGGTCAGGACGAGGAGTACGACTTCGTGCTCAACTACCAGATCGAGGCGATGGACACGGAGAAGACCTTCGAGAAGATCAAGCAGATCGCCCAGATCGTGGCGACCGCCGATCGCGAGGGTGTCGTCGATTACAGCGAGTGGCTGCAGGCGATGATCGAAGCCATCGATCCCACGATCGCCGAGCGGATCATTCAGCCCAAGGATGTCGGCCAGCAGCAGGTGGTCACCGACATGCAGGACATGCTGGCCAAGATCTACGCTGGTCAGGATCAGGACATCAAGATGGGCACACCGCCCGAGCTTGGTCTCCAGATCATCCAAGGCTACGTGCAGAACGACCCGGTGGTGCAGCAGCGTCTGCAGAACCAGCAGGATCCGTTCGGCAAGCGTATCGAGAAACTGACCAAGCAGTTGCAGTTCCAGATCACCCAACGGCAGAATGCCCAGATCGGGCGGCTAGGAGCGTAAATGACCAACCGCGAGCGGGAGGAGTTTCGTCAGCAGGCCGTCGCCTCGGCGATGTCGCAGCTGATCCCCAACACGAACTTCCAAGAGTTCATCAGCGTGCTGCGTGAACAACGTGAGGTCATCATCGAGGACATCTGTCGCGACGATAACATCAAGAGTGACCGGGCAACGATGGCCCTAGTCGGCGAGCTTCGAGCCCTGAAGGGCGTCATCGCGGTGTACGACGAGTACAAGCGTAGGGAACAGATTTGACCGTTGACTTAATCCGGCGACATGCACAGCTCATGTTTACCGGATGATCCTCATTCGGACTTGGCGGCTTCACCGGCCATAAATGGTGATGATGTTAGTTGGTTAGGTGGCGGCTTCACCGGCCCTGATTGGTGATGAACTGTTAGGGACGGGCGGCTTCACCGGCCATGATTGGTGATGAGTAATACTACTGAAGCGGCTTCACCGGCTTCCAATACTGGTGATGGAGACAAGTCGGGCAACGTATCATTGACGCAGGCGGCGGCGATGCTCTTTGCGAACGCGCAAAAGGCAGAGTCGAAACCCGCGCCAACCCCTCCCGCGGAGGACGCTGCCACGGAAGAGCCCAAAGCTCCCGAAGCGACAGAGACAACCGCGGAAACAGCAGAGACCGCACCCGAATCCTCTCAACCCGAGGCTGCCACGGAAGGGGAAGAAACCCCAGAACCCGAAGCGGAAACGGAGAAGGAGGACGTTCCTTCCCAGAAAACTTCTTCGGACAAGGAGACCCGGATCCGAGAGAAAGTCCAGAAGCGCGTCGATGAGGAGGTAGCAAAGCGTAAGGCGTTGGAGGAGCGATTGGCCAACTTGGAGGCCAGCCTGAAGAAGGCTGAAACCGACAAGGCCAATCCCCCACCCCCGATGCCCAAGGGCACCCTGCCCTTGGCTGAGTACAACGACCTCTCTTCCCTGCAGAAGTATCAGGAGCAGGCGAAGCAGGCAGCGCGGTGGGCTGAAGATCAGCTGGCCCGAGACGACATCAGCGAAGGCGTCACGATTGGGGATCAATCCCTGAACCGTGATCAAGTTCGCGAAGTCTTGAAGAAGGCCAAGATCGCACTCGAAGACCACATCCCGGCGAGGCAGAACTTTCTCCTCACCAAGGCACAGGCATCCCAGCAAGCCGTTGAGATGTTCCCGTTCCTCAAGGATCCCAACTCGGAAGACTATCAGGCCGCGATTCAAGCCTATCGGCTTAACCCGTGGCTTCAGGACTTACCCAACGCCGACTTCATTGTGGGCGTGCAAGTGGAAGGACTGAAGGCGTTGCAAGCCCGTCGGGCTTCAGTGTCCAAGTCATCCAAGTCGGCTGACGCTCCTGCCCCGAAACCCAAGCCCAAGATCACCCCGACGGCCAAACCGGCGGGCGATCAGACCGCGGTGTCATCCGGCACCTCGTCTCCGCGCATCCCGTCCGCCTCGGTGGCACGCAATGCGTTGGACGCGCAACGGGAGAAGCTTAGACAGAAGGGCGCCGTAACGGCCGGTGAGGCCGCGGCACTACTGCTGCGTAGCGACCAACTTCGTACCAATCGTTAACTACCATGGCTCAAACTACTACTTACAACGTTGCGGGGGATCGTGAAGATCTCACCAACTTCCTCACCATCCTCGAACCCGAGGATTGCCCGAAAACGTCTACCTTCGCCAAGACGACGAAGGTGACCAATACCCTGCAGACTTGGCAGGCCGACACCCTCGCGGCTGTTGACTTCTCCGGTGTGCTGGAAGGTCAGGACGTTCAGGCGTTCAACAACGAGTCCGCCAACCGTGCGCGATTCGGCAACTACATCCAGACCTACCGCCGCCCGTGGATGGTCTCCCGTCTGCAGGAGGCCAGCGATCCCGCCGGTATCTCCTCGGAAGTCGCTCAGTCGAAGGTCAAGGCGATGCGCGAAATCAAGCGCAGCATCGAGGCGTCCATCGGCTCCGACAACGACATGCAGGCCGACAACGGCGTTGTGCCGTGGAAGACCCGCGGTCTCGGCAGCTGGATCCGCGCCACGGCGCAGAGCACCAACCCGGTGCCCACGTCGTTCCTCACGCCCGCGGCCAGCATCGACACCACGGCGACCGGCTCCCTCACGGAGTCGATCTTCAACGACGTGTTCCAGTCGATCTTCCAAGTGAATGGCGGTCGCCGTAACTACACGCTCTTCGCCGGTCCGTCCCTCAAGCGGGCGGTCTCGAAGTTCCAGCGTGTTGAAGGCGCCTCCGGCACCACCAAGACCTATCAGGTCATGCAGGATGCCAATGAGGGCAAGGTCACCCTGAACGTGACGATCTATGATGGCGACTTCCACACGGTCACCGTCATCCCCGACATGTTCAACGGCCTGCTCGACGGTGCTGACCCCTCGGTCACCACCAACCAGCAGAAGGCCCGTGGCTACGTGATCGACCCCGCGCTCGTGGGGCTCGGCACCATGCTCGGCATGCAGGCTGATGAGCTGGAAGATCAGGGCGGTGGCCGCCGTGGCTTCGTCTCCACCTCGCTGCTTCTGGTCTGCAAGAACCCGAAGGGTCTCGGCAAGTTCGCCGCCTCCAGCTAACCCTAAACCAAGGAGACCACTACAATGGCTAGCCAAACCATCAACATCAACGATGACCGCGTTTCGCCCCTTTCCGTTCAGGAAGAGGCGGGCACGGGCTTCTCGCACAAGTTCACCGTCCTTTCCTCGGACATCGCCCTCGCGGCGGCTAACGGCACGACCGACGCCGTCACGGTGACGATCGGGTCCACGCCCGCGAAGTGGTACGTGAACCGTGCGCTCGCCAACGTCCGCACCGCGTTCGCCGGTTCGGGCGGTCTGACCCTCGCGGTCGGCACCTCGGCCAACACGGGCGCGATGATCGCTGCGACGTCGGTCCTCACGGCCGGTGTCATCAACGTCGCCGGGTCCGTGGTCGCCAATGCGGCCCAGTCCACGTCCACGTCGGCCGCGACGCTGCAGCTGCTGTTCACGAACTCCACGAGCGGTTCGCCCCGCGCCTTGACCGCGGGCGCCGTGGATGTCTATCTGGCGTTGCAGGACACCGCGCAGCTCCCGTAAGTCCTTGGGGGGCCGCTTCGGCGGCCCCCCTTTTCCTTTCATGATCCAAGAAGTCGGCGACAACGAAGTCATTACCTCGCTGCCGGAGCAGTTCCTCCGGGAGTTCGAGAGCGAAGTCCTCGGCCGAGTGCCGCAGGAGAAGATCGAGGCTGGCCTACGTCAGGCCAAACTAGCCCGCATCATGAAACAAGCTGGGTCGAGTTACATCCCCGGCGTGGGTCAGAAGATTGCGGAGATCGATGCCCGTCTTTACTTCCGGATGATGCAGTCGTTCGGCCACGAGGAGAACTGGCTGAAGGATATGCTCGCTGACAACCCGGAGCTGTGCGCTCCCGGGTATCGGCCCAAGAACAATGGGCTTCGGCACAGCAAGACGTTCGTTAATGGGAAACCTGTCTAATGGCCAGAACCCGCAACTACTCGGACTTCCTGAACAGCGTCGTGCAGCTGATTGGGATTCCGCCGTCTCGTCTGACGACGGAGGTTGCGGACTCGGTCAATCAGTTCTTCAATAACGCCATCCGGGATGTCTGGTTGTCCACGCAGTGGATCGACATCTGCCCCCGGGGTGAGGCGAGGTTTGTCGGCGATCGGCTGACCTACCCCAACAATCTAGCCAAGACGGCCTACTGGTCGTCCACTGGGCTCACGGTCACTGGCAATCAACTGGCGAACCCGTTGGACGGTTCAGTCAATGCCAGCAAGCTGATGGAGACGACGGCCAACTCGGAGCACCGGGTTGTCCAGAACGTCACCTCGTTCTTCCCGTCCCAGCAGTACAGCATCGCCGCTTACGTTCGGCCCAACGGCCGGAGCAACGTGCAGCTGGTGGCGTACGACGGGGCCACGACCTACAGCGCGTTCTTCAATGTGGCGGCCGGGACGGTCGGCACGGTAGTCAACGCGACGGGCACGACGATCACGCTGCAGCCGAATGGGTTTTACCTCTGCCAGCTGAACTTCACGGCGTCGGCCAACGCCACCTCGTCCGGCGCGTACAACTTGAAG